AGATCACTATGCAGAAGATCAAGGATAAAGAGGGGAACATGAGAACCCCTGCGCTTTTTGCAACCATGTGGAAACTCTCCGTAACAGAAGAGTCTCGCACCGTGGATGGTGAAATGCGTTCTTGGTACAATTGGCAGGTAGAAAAAGAAGGATTCGTTCAGGATCGCAATCTACTGGATGCCGCAATTGCTTTCCGCAAGTCAGTCGAGAAGGGGGAGGCGAAGGCAGTGTCGGAGGAGGTCGCTCCAACTCCTAGCCAGGCAAGTCAAATGCCTGATGACGATGACGTGCCGTTCTAAGTGACTTGTGGCTGGGTGGGAGCATTTTTGGGTTGTGCTCCCACCTATTTTAACTGGAGATAAAAATGGAATTAATTGATCGCTTTGCCACCGCCTTTGAAGGCTCCAGTGTGGCACACGGTCAAACAACAGTGGGAAGTGTACGCAAGAACGGTAAAACAGAAGCAAAGAGCTACATCGTCAGAGAACCTTTAACAAAAGAATTAATATCAGGGCACTTAGACGGTACGCATGGGGTTGGTGCTATTCCGATTAACGACCAGAACATGTGTAAGTTTGGGGCTTTGGATATCGACACCTATCCAATTGATCACAAAGCCATTCTGAAGAAATGCCGCAAGCTAAAAAACCCCCTTGTTGTTTGCCGATCTAAATCAGGCGGAGCACACCTGTTCCTTTTTACAAGGGAGTGGATTAGTGCCACAGATATGCGCGACCATTTGATGGAGTTCGCTGCTGTCTTGGGATTTGGCGGCTGTGAGGTTTTCCCGAAGCAAAATAAAATCCTTGCGGAGCGTGGGGACGTAGGGAACTTTATTAATCTGCCTTACTTTGACTCAAAGAATACGCTGAGATATGCAATAGACGACAAGGGTGAGGAGTTATCTTTTGAAGAGTTTCTAGATCATGTGGACGACATGAAGACCACACTGACGGATCTAAGGAAGCTCACATTTGTATCGGAGGACAAGGAACTCCGTGAGATGCCTCCCTGCTTGCGCATCATGTTCTCTACTATGGTGCCAGATGGAACCAGAAACAAAGTCATGTTTCATGCAGGTGTGACGGCAAAGATGATGTACCCAGACGAGTGGGAGCAAGCATTAGAAAGATGGAACCAGAAGTATTGCAGACCTGCTCTTCCTGCCTCAGAGATCGTCACAATAGTCAATCAGCATAAAAAGAAGGACTACGGATACCTGTGTAAAGAAGAGCCTATGTGCAGTCACTGTGATGTCGCTGCGTGTCGTGAGGCTAAGTATGGTGTGGGTAAAAATGAAACCATGCCAACGATTAGTGGGCTGACTATTCAGAAGTCAGAGCCGCGCCTGTTCTTTATGGACGTGGACGGTAAGCGACTAGAGTTGTCCACCGAACAGTTGCAGATGCCAATACAGTTTCAGAGAGCCTGTATAGAGCAACTAGACATGATGCCTCCAGTCATGAAGGCATCGGATTGGCAGATATATGTTAATTCTCTATTGCAGGATGCAACGATCCTAGAAGTGCCAAAAGAACTTACAGTTCGGGGTCAGTTTGAAGAACTGCTTGAAACCTACTGTACTAGCCGTATCCGTGCTAGATCTCCGCAAGAGATGCTTCTCGGAAAGCCGTGGACAGAGAATGATATGACGCTGTTTACTCTGAAAGGTTTGATGGACTTCCTATCAAACAGGGGTTTCAAAGAATTGAAACGTTCTCACATCCAACAGAGATTAAAAGATTTGAACGGAGGGGTAGAGTGTAATTCTATCTACAAGTTCAAAGACGAGGACACGGGGCAATGGAAAAATATCCGTGTGTGGCATGTGCCAGAATTTGACAACAACGAAATCGAACTACCGAAAAAGGAGACTTTAGATGACGTACCGTTCTGATGAGCAGTATATCAAAGTGGGTGAAGTGTCTCGTTGGCTTGGGGTTGCTCGGTCTACCATCTATCGGTGGACAGAAGAAGGGCATTTCCCGAAACCTGTGGTACTGGGTCCTGAGAAGGACAAAAACAGTACGACACGGTGGCTGAAAGCAGACGTTGAGCAGTGGCTCAATTCACGCCCACGCGAGAAACAAGATGCCTGAAGAGACATTGATCTTTGGACCGCCGGGGTGCGGCAAGACCCACACGATGATTGAGATCGTGCGGAAAGAGTTGGCCAGCGGAACTCCACCTGACAGGATCGGGTTTGTGTCTTTTTCCAGAAAGTCTATCGAAGAGGCGAGAAGCAGGGCTGGAGCAGAACTGAATCTAGGTGAGAAAGATCTGCCTTGGTTTAAGACGCTCCACTCCATAGGGTTCAATTGGCTAGGCATGAAGCCAGCGGCAACCGTTGGTCTAGGGGACTTCAAAGCCTTGGGCGAGATGCTCGGCATGGCTTTTGATACCACTACGGCTACGAGCTTAGACGAGGGGATGGTTCCTTTATCTCAAAAGGAAGGCAATCGCTATCTTGAGATCATAGCTCGATCCAAACTAAAGTGCATTTCGTTAGAGCAGGAGTTCAATCACCAAGCGGACTACGATTTGCATTGGTCTATGCTCACGCATCTGGACGAGACATATGCTATGTACAAGGCAGAGCAGGGAAAGTTTGATTATACAGACATGGTTGAGATGTTTGTGCAGCAAGGAACTGCTCCTACCTTAGATGTCCTGATTGTGGACGAGGCTCAAGATTTAACGCCCCTACAGTGGCGGCAGGTTGATGTCTTGAAGCAGAGTGCTAAAAGGGTTTGGTATGCAGGGGACGATGACCAGTGTATCCACCGCTGGAATGGCGTTGACATAGGTAGCTTTATGAACGCTTGCGATAACAAGCAGGTTCTCGGTCAGAGTTATCGAGTGCCGAGAAGCGTGTTTCAAGTAGCTAACGAACTAGCGAATAGGATCAACTACCGACAACCAAAAGAATGGAAGCCTCGTGACGCTGACGGAAGCGTTAACTACTCGATGCACTGGTATGACGTGGACATTGATGACGGATCGTGGACAATCATGGCGCGGACGAACAAGATCCTCAACTACCTCCAAGCACGTCTCAAGGAAGAGGGATATTTCTATGAGCGTTATGGCAATTTCAGCTTCTCACAGAAAGACTTGAGGGCTATGCGTACTTGGGATCTGCTTCGTGAAGGCAAAAGCATCGGCATAAAAGAATGCAAGGAGATGTTCGAGCGTATGCCAAAGCAGGGAGAAGGGGCATTACTGAAGCGAGGGGCGGCGAAAACATTTGATGCGGTAGACCCTGACGGATTTCACAACTACGACAATCTTGTGGCGGAGCATGGCTTGCTAGCCCAAAAAGAATTAGATGCAGCAACAGTAGTGGATTTATCTTTGGAAGAACGCTATTATCTATCTGCGATTAAAAGGCGCGGAGAAAGCCTTGATAAACCAAGAATAAAGTTGTCTACCATCCATCGGATGAAAGGGGGTGAGGATGACAATATTCTTTTACTAACGGACTCATCTTACCCTGCGGTTGAGAACCCAGATCAGGATGACGAACATCGTGTGTTCTATACGGCGGTTACTAGAACGCGAAAGAACCTACATATAGTACAATCCAATTCAAAGTATAGGTATGAAATATGAAGCGTGACGAGATCCTCGATATAGCTAAAGAATTAATTAACGGTGCACGGGCTAAAGCCTACGGCGATGCCTACGAAAACCACGAACGCATAGCCAAGATGTGGTCTGTTCTTCTGGATAAAGAGGTGTCGGTGGCTCAGGTCTACCAGTGCATGGTAGCCGTAAAACTAGCACGACTTATCGTGACTCCAGAACATGAGGACAGTTGGGTAGATGTTTGCGGTTACGGTGCTCTAGGAGGGGAAAAGAATGGCGAGTAAGAAGGAAAAAAGTCAATTAAGTTTTCTTAATCGTATGGATCTAGATACGATAGAGCAGGACTGGTTACCACCAGAGGTATTCCCTGACCTGACCAGAAGCGAATATATCGCTATCGACTTGGAAACCAATGATCCAAACCTTATGACACTAGGCCCAGGCTGGGCTAGAGGTGATGGGTTTATTGTCGGTATCGCTATCGCGGCTGGAGACTTTGTTGGCTATTATCCTATTGCTCACGAGGGCGGCGGAAATATTCCCTTGAAGAAGGTGATGACATGGCTCAAAGACCAGTTGGCTACACCTAAAATCCCGAAGATTATGCACAACGCCACCTATGACGCTGGCTGGTTGCGGTGGGCAGGAGTCAAGATTCAAGGGACAATAATCGACACTATGGTAGCGGCTCCGCTTATTGACGAGAACCGTTTTAGCTACAGCCTAAACAACTTGGCAAAAGATTATCTGAACGAGCGTAAGGACGAGAAGACACTCAGAGCGGCGGCTCTTGACCATGGCTTTGATCCAAAGGCAGAGATGTGGCGGCTCAACTCACGGTTTGTGGGGGCGTATGCCGAGAAAGACGCTGAACTCACATTGAAGCTGTGGAACAGATTTAAGATAGAGCTAGAGGCACAAAGCCTTATGACGGTGTTTGAAATGGAAACGAACCTGATTCCCCTCATGCTTGATATGCGAGAGGCAGGAGTCAAGGTTAACATAGACGGTGCCGAGCAAGCTAAGACATCGTTAATCGAGGCTAAGAAAAACCTTGTGGCAGACATCAAACACGAGACAGGGCTACAGGTAGAGCCGTGGGTGTCTACATCTGTCGCAAGAGTGTTCGATTATTATAACCTTTATTATAACAGAACCGAGGGCAACGGTCAGCCGTCCTTTACCAAAGCCTTTTTGCAAGCCTCACCGCATCCTATTGCGGCAAAGATCTTGCGCTTGCGTGAACTAGACAAGGCAAGCAATACATTTGTTGATAACATCCTGAAGTTTTCTCACAAAGGACGCATCCATTGCGAGTTCCATCAGCTTCGTTCGGACGATGGCGGCACCGTAACAGGGCGTTTTAGTTCCAGTAACCCGAACCTGCAACAGCTTCCAGCGCGAGATCCAGAGATTAAATCTTTGATCCGTGGATTGTTTGTGCCAGACGAGGGTTGCAAGTGGGGTAGCTTTGACTATTCGAGTCAGGAGCCGAGACTCTTGGTTCATTACTGTGCGTCCTTGAACGAGGATCACAGGCATCCTGCTATCGACACACTTGTCGAGGAATATCACAAAGGCGATGCGGACTTCCACCAGATGGTGGCTGACATGGCTGGCATCAGTCGTAAACAAGCCAAGACGGTGAACCTAGGCATCATGTATGGCATGGGCGTGGGCAAACTCTCTCATACGATGGATATTAGCAAAGAGGATGCAAAGGATCTTCTTGCCAACTACCACACAAAGGTGCCTTTTGTAAAAGGCTTGGCAGATATGGTATCGCAGAGAGCACAGAAGTTTGGTCAGATACGGACGATATCTGGTAGGCTGTGCCGCTTTGACATGTGGGAGCCGAAGACATTTGGCTACAACAAACCTATGAAAAGAGAAGAGGCAGAGAAAGAATACGGTCATATCCTGCAACGAGCTTTCACATACAAGGCTTTGAACAGGTTGATCCAAGGCTCTGCGGCTGACCAGACCAAGACAGCCATGGTAGAATGCTATAAGGAAGGGCTGGTGCCGCTACTAACCGTGCATGACGAACTCTGCTTTAATGTGGAAAGCGAGAGTCAAGCAGCGAGAATCACAGAGATCATGGAGACTTGCATGGAACTTAAAGTGCCTAGCAAGGTAGATCAGGAGTTAGGTAACAATTGGGGAGAAGTAGGTTAAGCACCTGTCCCATGTCTTGAGGCATAGGTTTGGATCATCAAACTTACTAGGAGCCACTCGTTTTGTTTTGGCTCCGTGAAGCCGCTCTCGCGGGTAGAACATAACCTGTTCATGGTCGATGCCAACCAAGGCGATGATGTCACAGTCTGCATCGGTCAGATGTCGCTTCTGTTTCCCGCCCACGGCGAGGTTGAACTGGTATCCAACGCCACTGCCCCAGCCTTTATTTTTTATCGTGCTGGACTTGACTTGGATGCGAAGAAGCCTATTTCTATGGTAAGCGATGATATCTAAAGCCTCGAAATTGGAGATCTGACACGAGATACCAGATTTGAGCATACGCAAAGCGCAGATATATTCGCCGATCTTGCCTGTGTCTAATTCACTCAGCATTCTTAGAGCTGTTGATATACCTTCTGTAAAACCAATCGCCGATCTTCAAGAAGATTTTAGACATCCTAAAACAGAACTCTTGCCAAATAAATTTGAAAACAGAACTAACTTTACTCACCATCAGCCAATGCCCTCATACGGTTAACTAATCTCTCGCTGCGTTTGCCTACCTGCGAATACCAAGCCGAATCTACCATCTCATCGGCTGCTTTATTCCAGTCTCTTGCATCAACCCCGCGCTTCATCCCGCGAAACTTCGTCATTCGAGGAAGACCCATGTTGAACATCATATTGGCTATGATTAGCTGGGCTTCTTCTGGAAGCTCATAGAAGTCGTCATAAAGCGTCAAGCAATCACCAAGCGTAACCTTGATGTCTTCCTTGAAGCATTCATCAACCCGCTCTTCTGAAACGTCTGTGCCAACAGGACTACCGTATTCAGGGTCATCCTTTTTGATAAGGTGTCCTATACCAAATGTAGGATACCCAAGATGATCAAGATAAACTTGATGGCGAACGCCCTCATCAAGAGCAAGCTCTTTCTTCAGTTGATTTACGTCCATTACTGTATCCCAAATGTTGCACGAGTTACTGGGTCAGGAACCAAGAGGGGAGAGACTTGAGACGGGGTTCCTGCGG